ATAAAGAAAAAGGTAGTAAAAACTGGAACAAACAGAGAATCAAAGTAGCACAGGTACATGAAAAGATTCATAATATCAGAATTAATAATTTACACAAGATTTCACATCAACTTATTAGCGAAAACCAAGTAATAGTTAGTGAGAATTTGTCTGTAAGTAATATGATGAAGAATCATAATCTTGCAAAAGTAATATCTGATTGTGATTGGTATGAGCTAACAAGACAATTAACATATAAAGCTGATTGGAATAATCGCCAGTATATTAAAATTGGGAGATTTGTTCCAAGTAGTCAAACTTGTAGTTGCTGTGGTTTTATCAATGTAGAAACTAAAGACTTATCAGTCAGAGAATGGACATGTCCTAAGTGTGGCGTTCATCACGATAGGGACATCAATGCTGCTAAGAATATTCTTAATGAAGGATTAAGATTGTTAGAGAAAACAGCTTAGTAAAATATATAGTACGGTAGGAACTATCGGAATTTACGCTTGTGGAGTTAGTAGGTTACGAGGACGTAGAAGCAAGAAGCCACGAAGTCTTTAGCTTCGTGGTGGTTCACAGCAAGGTTTCAAGTCCTTTATATGGGATATAAAAGGGTGTAGAATTATGTATAATAAAAAAATATCACAGAATTTTGTTTAAAAATAGCAAATAGTGGTATATATTAAATGAAAGGTAAATATAGAAAGAGGAGGGATTAATCATGATGGATTCAATGGAAAGCTTTGGTGTTGGGCTATTAGTATGTTTGGGTATAGGTCTTGCATATTTTGTGATTAAAATTATACCATACTTACTATTTGGATTTGATGATACAGATGATAACAAATAATTTACAATGTAAATAAAGAAAGGAAGTAATTTGAAATGGAACTTTTATTAACAATAGGTATGATAATCGGAGCATATATTTTATGCCATCTTGACGAATGGAGATCGGATAATAGAATGACTCCGCCGGGATATGAACATGATTATAACAAGGCAAATTATGACCTTGTTACGAAGGGAAAGCAATATTATTATCAACAGCATTTACAAGGCAAATATGATAAAAAGATAGACGATAAAAACAAACATTGATATATTTTACACTAAGAAGATACTTGCTATAGTGAGTATCTTCTTTTTGTGTACGGAGAATATATTATTGAGGACGGTGAGATTTATGTGTTATAAGATTGAAGCCCAAAAGAGGTTGGAGGTAAAGCTAAATGAAAAGCTACAAGATGTTCCGAATATCATTAAGGACTTTTTGATAACTTTTAAAAGTAGTCGGACGAAAAATGTTAATTGGTCTTGTATTAAAGATATGTTTGAATTTTTTTTGAAAAACAATATAATACAGAAGGATAGTATATCAAATATCGATGCAGATGATTTGAAACAAATATTGCCGATAGATATAATAAAATACTTGAATGGTCTAACATATACCCATAAGATGTCAAGTATTAGAACGCAAAAAGCGATTATCAGTAGCTTTTGGACATACTTAGAAGCGAGTGGAATATGTGAAAATAATATTGTTTATAAAATACCAAAAAAACTATATAGAGTAGAAAAATCAAATGTAGATACGAATGTAAAAATTCCAACACAAGAAGAACTCATTGCTTTTGAAAAAAATGTCAAAGATATTCCTAATGAATTTACAGAATTTAGAAATCTGACAATCATTAAGTTGTTCTGTGGAAGTGGAATTCGTTCAGAAGAATTAATTGGTTTAGATATGAAAGATGTTTTTTTGCAAGAAGAATCCCCTTATATTATGGTGTGGGGCAAGGGGAATAAGGAAGTACAGGACAGAGTACCTTTGTCTTATGAGGCAACAGACTACTTGACTGAATATTTTGAGTATCGTAAGTTATTCATTGAAGAAAAGAAGGAACAAAATAAAAGCATTGATGAAACACCTGTCTTTATCTCAAATAAAGGTGAAAGAATAAGTAAGGGTGCTATTGATGACTTTTTTAAACGATATAGCAATGATATGATTACTCCACATATGTTACGACATTGGTGTGGGTCGCATTTATATGAAGATACGAAAAATATTAAATTAGTACAAAGAGTGCTAAGACATAAAAATATAGCTGTGACAGCTGAAAATTATGTTCACGTTTCAGATGATGAAGTAGATTCGGCAGTCAAGATGTTACGTACGGACAGACAAAATGTTGGACAATGTAATCAATCAAATCAACAACAATTTACAGGGTTGATGTAATGATATATTTAGTCGTTGACTATTCAACATCAATATGGTAAAATAAAGGAAAGATTAAGAGGTGATTAAAATGTTATATAAGATAATTGCGGTAAACAAAGATGGTTCTACTTATAAGCATGAAGAAATTGTGGAATCTGATAGTGAGTATTCCGCTTTGCAAAGTATGTTATACCAAAATAAATTATATCATAATTTAGACTTGTCAAATTGTGAATTGACTGCGACTCCAGTTACAATTAAATCAATCACATTCGTTGATAATAGTGAATATGATCCCGATAAATGTAGGAATGGAGGGGCTTATTCATTTTCGTGTAAATATATAAGAGAAAAATCTAATTCTGATAAATGGATTCGCAAATGTGGAACGAGTGCTGATTTTGCATATTGTGAACGCTGTGGTACTTTCAATCATAGTACATATGAATGTGATAATGATGAATATATTATAACAACTGATGAATTATTATATAAAATGGTTAACTACAAAGAAGATGATGAACATTTTGTGAATATAAGTTATTGTGAATGTTAGAATGGCAGGGAATATATTATGGGAGATAAAATTGCACCATTAATTTTGACTCAAAAAATCAATAAGAGATATCCGAATGTTTGGAAACAAGTAGAAGATATGAGAAAAATGAATGGTAAAGAAGTTAATTGGGATGCTCGCTGCTATGTGCCTATAGGTGTGGGTATTGCTATTGCAAGTGGCGGGAACGATAATATCCATTTGGGCATAATATCAGAAGCCAATATAATTGTCGCAACTGCTACATGGAGATTGTATAAACAGATCTTCAGCTTTGATAAAGATATGGAAGATGTTCTTACTGAACAAGGCAGTGAAGATTTAATTATACCAATCGAAGTTTTAAGCAATCTTCCATATCCCTGTATTTACATAGCAGTAAATGATGATGAGTATGATGGATTTTTCGTTTACTTTGAATCGGATACTAACAACGGAGAATTGGAATTGCGATTCTTGTTTATAAATAATGACTATTCAGTTATGCCTATTTCTTTACATCTTATAGAAAATGGTACAATCAAAGACGGAATTGATCGAATGTTACAAGAAGTAGAAAAGAATTCATCAAAGAATTTTGTTGATAAAGATTATATTGATTTTGTAACAAACTTAATAACATCAAAATTGCAACTTGTGTTATATATCTGTGCACAGAACAGTGAAATTACGGAAGATGAACGACAAAAATATATAACTCGCAAGCCCCAAAAGAAGGAATATATAAAAGATAAATATAGAGAAATTCAAAAATGGAATTGTGGTACTCAAACCGGAAGTATTATTCGTGCAATGCGAAAACAAAACACAAAATCTCATATTGTTTATAATAATTCTGGGGTGGAAGCACATGGTTCTCCGAAACGCCCACATACACGCCGTGGACATTGGCATCATTACTGGAAAGGAGAGAGGGGTTCAAGTCATAGAAAATTAATTTTAAAATGGCTTGCACCAATATTCATAAAAGGATATGATGTAAATGATAATGTTGTAACTACAAATGTATTCTTAAAAGAAAATGGAAAGGTGTGAAATAATGATGTATACAGTAGAAAATTTAGAGGCGATGGGTAGTGTATATGCCCAATTAACTCAGCTAAAAGGATTTAACGATCCATTCCAAGGGCAATGTGATATGTTCCCTATGAGAAGTATCACAACAATGATTAAAAGAACAATGCCTTATATCTCCGATGAATTAAATCAGGAAATCGGAGAATTAATGGACACGCTGGATGCAAATGAAATAGACGAACTCATAAATAAACCTGTTCCAATGACACTTAGAATGAGCTTTTGGACAGGATATAATAAGAAAGTTTGATTGTTTGGCAAAGGAGATGATATAATGAAGAAAAGACTGTTATATTGTTATACAAACGCATATGATATGTTGGTATCTATAGACGAAGAAGATAATTGTAGATACTTAATTAACAATGGAGATTTTCCGAGTACAGAAGATAGAGAAAATGGGAATAAAGTTATTGACTTTTTACAAAGTGTAGAAGATGATTCTTCTTGGGAGGACGATTGCTCAAAAGAGGAATTATTAGAAGATGAAACAACTATAATCATTGCTGAAATCGAAAAAGAACTATAATATTGACGAAAAATATCTTCTTTGGTATAATAGATATATTATATTGTAAGGGAGATAATCAAATGTTCAATAATGAACAAACATATGATGAGTGGGAGGCGGATTGCTTAAACAAGGCAAAAGAGATTCTCACCGATAATCAAGAAGTTAATCATAATCAGAAAATAGAGACGACAGCGAATTGACTGTCGCCTTTATTTTTTTGTGTGAAATTTAGTCTAATAATAGTAATGTGAATGATACTATGTCAAGTATCACCGTGAGAATACAGACAGAAATCATTATATTAAAAATCATTTTTGGTTTAATTAATTTGTTATGTAAATAATTCCAATATTCTTCTGCGTAAGCTATTGGAATTTCAGCAAATACGGATAAATCTTTAGCATTTTTTAAATATGTAGGTAACTTGTTTTTTGGTGCGATTAAAAGACAAGCCATTAAATTTGCTTCTTGCTCTTCTTGTAGAGAATCGGAAGTATGCCCTAATATATAGTGTGCGATCTCGTGGAATATGTAGAAACGCCAATACATAGACGTTTCATCAAAGTAAATTATATATGAAGGCACTTTACCTGATTCCTTGTAAAGAATAGCAGGAGTAGAGATTAATGGATTTGCACCGGCAAAATCTTCTACTGCTTGAGATTTAACCTTGAATGGAATTTGTAAATGAGTACACAATAGAAATGGATTACAAGGGAAACTTGTAAATTGTTTTGTGTAAATTTGTGCAATTTCGAATAATTGTTTAAAACTTCTCATCTTCGACACCTGTCATTGGCAAATGAGCCAACCCTTTCATATAAATTAATGCAAATTCTTTTGATTTTGAGTCTAAAAGATTCCATAATGATAGAACGTCTTGTTGCTCAGAGGGCAAGACATTATTATCCACATTGTCTTCAATTCCAGCAAAAAATTGAGAAAGTGAAATATTTAGACCGTTACAGATTTTCATTAAATTATATATTGTCGGGACGTGTCTATGTTTAATCATATTATTGAGTGACGAATAAGGCATATCAGACATTTTTGCAAGCCTATATATAGACAGATTTCGTTGCTTGCAAATCTCCATAATGTGCTGGTTGACTATAAATTCATCCATAGAGATCTATTCCTTTACTAATAAGATTATATCTTATTGTGTCCAAAAAACGTAGATGTATTCTATGGCAATAATAGTGTTGAGTTTGGTAGTAAATTAGAAATACAAAAAAAATAAGCACCTATATCAGATACTTATTTTTTGTATTGTTCAATAACGTTTTTAATTAAATCTATTGTTGAATCAGGAATATTTGTTTCAGCAATTTCTTTCAATAGGCTTTCTTTTTTGGCATTGATTTTTTCCCCACCATAAGACAAATAATTTTTATTGGGATTTAATTTAAAAATTTCATTAGGTGTTATATTGAAAACTTTACATAAAGAGATTATGCTAGACATTTTTAAGTCCGTTATAACTCCAGTTTCCCATTTACTAATGGTGCTTTTGCCAACGTTTATTAACTTGCTGAGTTCATCTAAAGACATATTTCTTTCTTGTCTTTTATCTTTGATGATATTTCCGATAGATGACATAATGACAACTCCTTATATTACAATGATATTACAAAAGAGAAATCATTGTTGACAATGAAAACTCATGGTGTTAATATGTATGTGTCCTTAAAGAAACAAAATGTTAAATCTGTGTCTTTAAGGAAATGAGCGCGTGGTATTTAAACATCTCTCTCGGCGATTTTACGCACCAAACCAAATATACGAAGACGAGTAACATCTTCACCTTCAAATCGTCTTGGTGCATACATCGGATTAAGTGATTGGAGTTCAATACTGTTTGGATCGTATATAACTCTTTTTATAACTCCGTTTTCGCCATCTATCATAACAACGGCATAACTACCATTGTCAACAGAAGTTTGGCAGCGGACAAGTACAATATCACCTTCTTCAAATTTTGGAATCATACTATCGCCTTTAACTTTAAGAAGAACATGAGGTTCATCACCGCTTATCCATTTTTGAGGGACAAATCTTGTACCTATAACATCATTGTCTGCATAGACACCAAAACCAGCAGAAACTTCACCCAGTATAGGAAGTTCAACCATTTCTTCAGTTGGGGCTTCGCCTGTTAAGTCATGGATTGAAACATTAAGACTTTTAGCAATAGCCGTTAAAGTTTCAATTTTGATGTTTGTTTTAGCTGTCATACTTGTGATTGTGTTCTTTCCAAGACCGCTGATAACAGCAAGTTTACTTAAAGAGATGTTTTGCTCGTTCGCAATTCTTTTTATATTATCTATAATAGTTTGTGAATTGTGCATAAAATCCCTCCTAAAAGTTGTTTAAAAATCACAAAATCCCATCGCAAATTGATATTTGTATTGACTATCCCTCTGCAATGTGATAATATGATTGTGTTGGTTTTAAAAACTAAATATTTCTCACATCAATATCCCCATATTGAAATCCTTGAATAAAATGTGTTCCCCAACACGTTTTATTTGTAATGGATAAAAGAAATATCCTTGTTTTTTATGTGTTTATTATAGCACATTATAAGGGAAATGTCAATCATATTAACGTAAATTTTGTAAAGAAAATGTAATAAAAGAAAAGAATTTGTAACAAGAAGAGAGGTGATGAAAGTATGATTTCAATAATTCAAAAACCAGTCAGTTTTAAAATACGGCGTAAGTCAGATATTAAAACATTCAAAAATGTTTGTTTGTGTAATGGTTCAAAGTACATAATTAAAATCAATCCGAATTATATCTTCATGTTAGAGAAAACGGAGAATAATATAATAGGAACTATTAAACAAGGTGATTTATTCAATATTTTTAATCCCGAAATTCAGATTAATGTGGATGAATGGGTTTGGAAATTGCGAAAATATATTAATAAAAAATATTTTTCGTAGAGAATATTATATTGAGCGTTGAAATGAAACACTCACCTATACGGTTTATACTTTCCGAGCGGAAAGATAAAAAAGTAGTTTTGCTATGTATATGATAAAGGGAAAGGATGTGAAATGTATGTATCTAATTGGCTTGGCTATAACAGGTGTCGGCATTGGCATAGTGTTGGCATGTAAACTGCAAGATTATTAGTGAAGAATGATTATAAAAATTAGGACAAGGAGTGTAAAAGAGTGAATGATGATGAGAAAGAAACTTTAAGAAAATATTATCTTGACAATGAAATGAGAGAATTGAAAAAGATTGCTAATCCAATCATCAAGCAAAGAAACTTTCCTATGATGGAACATGATGATTTATATTCTGATGCAATGAAAGTTGTGGAGGAAAGTCTTGCGAGTTATGACGAAAACAGAAATTGTTCATTTAAAACATTTCTTGTTGGGAATATTAAACGTTCATTTTATGATTACAGAAAAAAGGGCAATCAATGGAAACGACGTAATCTTGAAACTGAATCTAATGGTAAATTGAAAAAAGATGAAAATGGGCATACAATTCCTATTCAAAATGTTTCATTAGATGCCGAAACAGAAGATGGAATTAGTTTGGCTGAAAAAATTCCTTATATAGAGAATAATAATGATGATGAAGAATTTTCTCCACAAATGGAGGAATATCTAAATGGGTTATCAAAAGTTCAAAGAAAAATTCTTATCCATTTAGCAGATGGATATAAAAAAGAAGAAATTATTGATATGTTAAACATTGATGATTTTTTATACAAAGATAGCATTATGGCTATTAAAGATGAAAAAAATAAAAGAAAAATACGAATGCTTATTAGGAGGTAAAATAACATGGATGGATATAGAATTGAAAGATGGTCGGTAGAACAGTATATGGATGATGTACATACACAAATAATACAGCCTGAACCAACAGTACAACGTGGTTGGTCTTGGACAAAAGAGGCTTTAAACGGACTAATATGGTCGGCTGTCAGTGGGATGGTTTTTATTCCAAATTTAATTCTTGCTGAAACAAAGTCTGAATCCGGTATAAAGTCTACATATATTGTAGATGGTGGTCACAGAACAGAAGCCTTGAGAAGATTTAGATATGGTGAATATAAAGTTACTAATGAAATTCGTGAGCCTATAGTCAGATATAATAGGAAGAAACTCAATGAAGAAGGTAAAGTGGTAAAAAATCAATATGGTGATATTATATGGGAAACAGTCGAATATGATTTGAGAGGTAAAACATATGAAGACCTTCCAACGGAATTAAAACGACAGTTGAACAAAGGT